TGCGTATAGATTCGTCTGGAAACGTACTGATACCAAACGACACAGGCAAGCTACAGCTTGGTGCATCGCAAGATTTACAGCTTTATCACGATTCCACACATTCCTACATTACGAATGACACTGGTACATTGAGAGTCAGAGGTGATGATATAAGACTACAAAATAAGAATGGTGAAACATTTATAAAAAATACTAGCGATTCTTCTGTAGAACTCTACTATGACAACGTAAAGAAGCTAAACACAATTTCTAATGGAGTGGCAATTAATACCGCTGCTACAACTTCAACAAGTAGCAGTTCTACTGCTTCTTTAGTTCTTGAAGGTAATGGTAATGACTATCAAATAGCATTTAATGATCTTAATTTAAATACTAATAGAGGTCTTATTATGAAAGCCGCTAGTGGTTATAGTGTTGTTGTTGGTGCTGTCTTTATTGATGAAGGTAACACAGGTTGTGGAAGTATTTCTTTTGGTGATGCTGGTACAACCTATGCTGCTTCTTCTGACTATAGAATTAAAGAAAATGTTGTTGATATAACTGATGGTTTAACAAGAATAAAACAATTAAAACCTCATAGATTTAACTTTAAAAAAGATACCAGTAAAACTGTAGACGGTTTTCTTGCTCACGAAGCACAAACTGTCGTGCCAGAAGCAGTAACAGGAACTAAAGATGAGGTTGATTCAAAAGGCAACCCAATCATACAGGGTATTGACCAATCCAAACTTGTACCTTTATTGACCGCTGCTTTACAAGAAGCAATAGCAAAAATAGAGGTATTAGAAAGTAAAGTTGCAGCTTTAGAAGCTAAGTAACTTGTCCACATTAGTAAAAAATTTAAAAACTTATAATCATGGCAATTGAAAACATTTGGCAAGTAAACACTCTTGAAAGAGAACTAGCAGACGGTTATGTCAACAAAGTTATATACCGTGTTAAAGGTATGGATGATGGCGTAGAAAAAACACGAGCTACTGGTGAAGTAAACTTGGAAAAACCAAAAACACTTATACCTTACGGTGATTTAACTGAAGAAGTTGTTTTAGGTTGGGTTAAAGATAAGTTAGGAACTGAACAAGTTACTGGAATAGAAAAGGCTATAGAAGAGCAAATAGTTCTTATTAATACTCCTAAAACAGCTACAGGTAAACCTTGGGAGTAGGTTTTAACATTCCAGATGTACCTGTTATAGAAAGAATGACTCTGTCGTTACCAACGGCAGATATCCCTTATTACAAACCAATGGTTGTTCCTCCCAGTGATTTAAGACCTCCAGCTGGAGTTAAGTCAAAAGCAGAGGATGAACAACCTACAGGTATTAGAAAAGTTGATATACCAATTCTGGATTTAAAAGTACCACTTCCAGAAAACGAAATACTTATAACTGCTGGTACTACAGCCGTAGTATCAGTAGCAGCCACCCTTACAGCTACAGCTGCTTTTAAATGGGCAGTAACAGCAATGAAACCTTTACTAAAACAAGCAATTGGAAAAATTAGTAGAAGAAAAAAAGAAAGGGTTGATGCACGGGTGTGATACGCATGAAGAAAGGTTAGAAGTAGTTTCAACAGTTGTTCGATTAGGCGTAGTTATCTGGTCTGGATTCATAATTACCTTAAATTATGTTGACGTACCAATGCTCAAGAAATCCTCCAACGCAGCGGATATCACTTTCGTAGCTTCGATTTTCGCGGGCGGTATAGCCAGCTTTGGGCTGACTACATCTAACGGAAAAAACGGAAACAGCAAAGGGCAACAGACAATGAAATGCTCAGAATGCAACAAAACAATTATAGATAAATGAAGAAATGGATTCTTCTCTTAGCACTGTTGTCACCCGCAGTAGCGAGAGCAAACACAATAACGCCTCAGTTCACTCAGGGGAGTATGAACTCTACGACAACTACCACTCAAACTATAAACGAGACACTGGAACAGAAAGTCTATGGAGCTTCAGTAAAAACTTGGTCTGGAACCAATATAACTCCATCAGGAAATATCTCAGCATCAGATACTACTTGGAGTCTTACAACAGATGGAGCAGACTTTCAGTTAGAGATAACAGAACGAGAGGCTGGTCTAATCGAAACAATAGACACTGTCAGAGAAATCACAACAGATTCTACTACTACTTCTTACTCAGTCTTCTCTCAGTAACTCCAGCCTACGCTGATACAGATCCAGAAACTAATAATGTAAGCAACCCAGTAGCGGCTGCAACCGGAAACGTCACAAATCAAGCTATACAATTTCAAAATAATGGAGCACCTAGCCGTCAACATTACGGTTCTGGTGTTAGCTGTAATGGATCAACTATGACATTTTCCCCCTTTTATATGGGTAATCATACAAAACCTTGGGAGATAGATGATGAAATTGGAATGAACCCTAGTAGTTACACACTGGCTGAGAACTGGGGATTCCAAATTAACTTTATGGTTCCACTGGATAAACGTGGCTTAGAAAAATGCAGACAAATGGCTGCAAGACAAGAAGAAAAAATGAGACTTGATTACGAGCTTACCCGTGCTCTCAAGTGTGCCTCATTACAAAAAACGGGTTTTACATTACTACCGGGAACACGAGTATATCATTTGTGTTCTGACGTAGTTCCTATCAAATCATTAATTAAAGAAAAAGATGTTAGCACTACTAAAACCACTCGTTCTAACTGGTTTAAAAAGCGATAAGTTTAAGCAGTTTGTAGTAGATCTATTAGAAAAACTAGTAGAACAAACAGATAACGAATTAGATGATACTGCTTTAAAAATAGTAAAAAAAGGTTTAGGTATTGAATAATGGCAGCTGCCAATAAAATCTTAAAGATTAAAACTCGTAGATTACCAGATTATTTACCTGATCCAGCTGATAAAGGAAGAATCTACAGAATAGATAAACGAGTAAAAAAAAAGAAGAAAAAGAAAAAGAGGACTGCATGAAGAAAAAAGCAACCGAAGACCAATTTAACGAGTTGCATAATCTAGTTACTAAAGAATTTCTTGGTCGTATAAAAAGCGGCGAAGCAACTACACAAGATTTAAAAGCAGCTTGTGACTGGTTAAAAGCTAATGATATTAGTGGTGTTGCTTACGACGGAAATCCTTTAAATAAATTAGCGAAGGTTATGCCAACTGTTGATCCTGATCTAGTACAGGCAAAACTCTATGGCAAAAACATCTGATTACTATAAATCCAACCCTGCTGCTAGAAAACGCAGACTAACGCAGCAAAAAAAATATAACAAAACAAAAAAGGGATTAGCCCTACGTGTAAATGCAAATCGACTTAATAGGCAACTTGGAACCTACGGAAATGGTGATGGCAAAGACGCTGCTCACTATAAGGGGAGTACGACCAAAGGAAGACTCCAAAAACCATCTACCAATAGAAAAAGCCGACTCAAAATACGTAAATGACCCCTCTACTACCTAGTCCAAAACATTACTTACAAAACCTAATAACCATGACAAGTTCAGATTCTAAACGGCTCTGGAGAAGAGCTGTAAAAGAGCACTTCAATTGTACATGTGTTTATTGCGGAGAAACTTATGAATTTAAAGAACTTACACTCGATCATGTTCAACCTCGTTCAAAAGGTGGACAAGATCTTACATCAAATGTGGTATGCGCGTGCAGAAAATGCAATGCGGACAAAGGTAGTAGTCATTGGCTCGGATGGATGCGAAAAGTATTTGGAATACAGCCATTACGAGAACTAATTATTCATCAACACATAAATTAAAATGGCACGACCCAAAAGGGGTAACTATGCCACAGGAGAAGCAGGCTTAGCTAGATACAAAGAAGCTCTTAGAAAATATCTTGCTAAAACAAAAAAGACTACTAAACCAGAAGTCAAAAAACCTGTAGCAAAAAAACCCGTAGCTAAGAAACCAGCTACAAAGAAACCAGCAACTAAAAAGCCTGTTGCTAAGAAACCACCAGTCAAAAAGCCTGTAGCTAAAAAACCCGTAGCTAAAAAACCAGTAGCTAAAAAACCCGTAGCTAAGAAACCAGTAGCTAAGAAGCCTGCAACAAAAGTACCAGCAAAGAAACCTTTAATAAGTAATCAAAATAAATTACGTATAAAAAAAGCTGCGACTACTGCTACTAAAACAGCTAAAAAACTTTCTCAAAAAGTTGGTAAAACTAAGAAAGCAATAACTAAAAAAGCTGGTCAACTAAAACAAGCTATTAAAAAAGGGAAAGCTCCTACACCTAAGACACCTCAACAAAAATTTGTTTCTAAAGCTTATAGAGGAGCTAAAAGTTACGGTAAAAAAGTACTTAAAAAAGGTGGTAAAGACTTACTCAAGATTGGTAAAGGCATACTAAAAAACCCTAAATCAGCTATTAAAGGTGGTGTAGCTGGTCTTGCTGCTGCTGCAGCTCAAGATGTAATCAATAAAAGAGTAAATAAATTACTTGGAGTAGAAGGAGTAGAAAAAAAAGGTAAAGGAATAGGCAGCTTAACTAAAAAATTAGTTAAAAGAGTTAGAGGTAAATCTGGAGAATCCTCTGCTACCAGAAACATAAACAAGCAAAAGAAAGCTAATACAGTGCCTAACCGTGGTCTAAAAGTCAAAAAAACTATACGCTCAAGCCGTAAGAATACAAACAAGGATTACAACGCACCAACAGCAACTAAGAAAGCTGACAAACGCTTCTCAACTTTTAGAGTAAATCCAGATGAAAATTTAAAGCTACAGAAAGAAAGACAAAAAGGTAATACAGAAACTTACAGCAGAAAGTTATCACCACAAGCTAAGAAGACTAAAACAACTGTAAGGACAGATATCAAATCACCAAAACCCCGTTCAGCTAGAGCAAAGATGAGAGCTAAGAACGAGGCAAGATTTGGTAAGGCACATGTAGATAAGTTACGTGCGAAGAACAGAGACTTTCAACTAATGAGGAAGAAGAAGATGACGAAAGCAGAATTTATAAGACGATACCCTAACTCTCAAACGGCTAAACGAGCCAGAGGACTATAAACAATAACCGCCGGCGATAAGCCGGCTTTTTTAATGAAGCATATTATTAAGCCGCTTCTCGGCAACGGGAAGAAGGTGCTGGCTAATGGTGCGGATGTACTTGCAAAGAACGGAAGGAACGGTAATGGAAATGGCTCTTTAGCAAAGTCTTACGCCAAAAAACAAAGAGCTTTAGCCAAAGCCAATACGTCCACTTTCGTACCGGAAGAAACTGTAGTCGATCTTAGTTATAAACCTTCTGACAATTTTGTAAAAGCCGACAGGCAAAAGCGGATAGATACATCTCCTATCTACACGTGGAACACAATTAAAGACACAAAAATTACAAGTCTTGATGAAGTTACTGAATGGAATAGTGAATTTAAACCGGGAACTAAAGAACACTTTAAGGACTTTGGTTTAGCAATGAAATACATGTTTCCAGACAAAGAAGGTGGAGATGCTTTTGTAGGTTTCGAAGATATTTATAAAAAATATGAAGAACTTGGTTTCTCTAGAAAAATAGATGGAGAAACATACAGACTAAAAAGAACTTCAATTAATGGTCCTAAACATAAATTTGCTAATGGACCAGCTTTATCAGCTCAACCACAAAGCCAAAGAAATATTACTAATGCTAGAGCTGGAGCAAAAAGAACTCAAAATATTGTTGCTAATGGATTTTCTTCTCCAGAAGATAAAGCCAACTTTTCTCGTTTAAATAAAGAAAAAGCTCAACTTAATATACAAATGGGTAGGAAAGGTAAAACTGGTACAGGCGGTTATGTTTTAGAGCATGACATATTGCAGAGTAGTCGATACTGGAAAGTACATACACATCGTAGAAACTCTGATTCATTTAATGTGTATAACTGGAACAATACCAAATGGATTACATATAAAGGTGCAGTAGAACGTCATATTAAAAGACTGACTGGCGAACCATTTGCAGTAAAGATGAATGGTACAAAAGACACATTAGAAATAATCCATATTGATACAGATGAAGTCATAGGTACCTTAGATCTAAACGCTGACTACAAAGAGCTGTTTAAGAGGCTACAACAAGACTTTGCATAATTTATCCACATTCGTACATGAAAGACGTTTTAACGTCCTTACAGGGCGATTTCAAGCTGTTTCTGCAAGCATTATGGGACCAGCTTGATCTCCCTTCGCCAACAAGGGCACAATATGCCATTGCAGACTACTTACAACACGGACCAAAACGTCTACAGATCCAAGCCTTCCGAGGAGTCGGAAAAAGTTGGATTACTGGAGCGTTTGTGTTGTGGACACTCTTCAATGACCCAGAAAAGAAAATAATGATAATTTCTGCCTCTAAAGAGAGAGCAGACAACATGAGTATCTTTCTACAGAAACTAATTATCGAAACACCATGGCTAAAACATTTACAACCAAAGAGCGAAGACGGAAGATGGTCAAGGATTTCCTTCGACGTCGCATGCTCACCTCATCAGGCTCCATCCGTCAAGAGTGTTGGTATTACTGGTCAGTTAACGGGAAGCAGAGCAGACTTAATGATTCTGGACGACATAGAAGTTCCCGGGAACAGCATGACGGAGTTCATGCGTGAAAAATTACTTCAACTTTGTACCGAAGCAGAATCAATCCTTACGCCAAAAGACGATAGCCGTATTATGTATCTCGGGACTCCTCAGACTACTTTTACTATTTATCGTAAGCTGGCAAGCAGGAATTATAGACCATTTGTTTGGACCGCAAGATACCCAAGAAACAATACACCTTACGAAGGACTAATAGCTCCACAACTACAGGAAGATATAGATAGAGGCGTTACACCTTGGACTCCTACTGATGACAGATTTACGGAAGATGATCTAGTCGAAAGAGAAGCGTCTATGGGACGTAGTAACTTTATGTTGCAGTTCATGCTGGATACAAGTCTGTCAGATGCTGAGAAGTTTCCACTTAAGATGGCTGACCTTGTAGTTACCAGTATTAACCCTACTAAAGCTCCAGAGAATGTTGTGTGGTGCTCAGATCCTAGAAACTGCCTAAAAGATCTACCAACAGTCGGTTTACCGGGAGACTATTTCTACTCACCTATGCAGCTGCAGGGAGAGTGGACTGAATACCAAGAAACTATATGCGCTGTTGACCCTTCTGGTAGAGGTGCTGACGAAACAGCTGCTTGCTACATATCACAGAAAAATGGATTTCTATACCTACATGAAATGAGGGCATACAGAGATGGTTATTCTGATACAACCTTGTTAGACATACTCCAAGGGTGTAAGAAATACAACGCAAATGTATTAATCGTAGAGTCTAACTTCGGTGATGGTATAGTTGCTGAGCTGTTTAATAAACACATACAACAAACAAAACAACGAATACTAGTAGAAGAAGTTAGAGCTAACGTAAGAAAAGAAGAAAGAATAATAGATACATTAGAACCTGTCATGAATCAACACAGGTTAGTAGTTAATAAATCAGTTATAGAGTGGGATTATAACTCTAATACAAACGAAGCTCCAGAGAAGAGACTCCTATACATGCTCTTCTACCAGATGAGTAGGATGTGTAGAGAGAAATTTGCAGTTAAACATGATGACAGACTTGACTGTTTAGCGTTGGGAGTGAAGTGGTTCACTGATGCATTAGCTATTTCAGCTCAAGCACAGATCAATCTACGTAAACAACAAGAGTGGGAAGATATGCTTGAACAGTTTGTAGATGATCCGGAAGCTATGACTAACCATCTAGTACTTGGATTGAACTTAGAGCAGCGTAAAGAGGCTCGTGGTAAGTCAGATGGAAAGCCAGGGCACCACTGGGTTTAATACGATCAACAAGTAATAGGGGGAAGAAGGGTGGACTTCCTCCTACTTATACAACGCGTTTAGGCTGATATCCCTTAATGATATCCCTTCTAAACAACTCCACTAACTTATATGGAACCTAAATTAAAGATTGATATCTTTCAACAATTATATAAGAGACTAAAGACTCCTTTTCCTCCAATTAATTACTTAATATTGGGGTGGTTGATAGGTATAGAATTTCATTACATTGAATTAAAAATTAAACAGACACTTGATGAAGCCATAGAAGACTTCAAAAAAGAACATACTCCAGAAGTTGTTAAAGCAGCAATAAAAGAACATGAAGATGGTTCTATGAGTATAGGAGAAATAGATTGAAACTATTTTTAGATACAGCTATTATTAATGATGTTGAAAAACGTCTAGATTATGGGGTTATCAGTGGTGTTACCACTAACCCTACCCTCATCAAAAAAAGTGGTGAGCAACCTGATGATGTGTACCGCTTCTTGATAAATGACTTAAGTATTGAAAATGTATCAATAGAAGTTAACGGCACAACCTCTGAAAAGCTGGTTGAGAATGGTATAACTTACGGCAAGCTTTACCCAGATGCAGCAACTATTAAACTGCCTTGTACACCTGAAGGTATAAAGGCTTGTAAGTATTTGAATTACATGGGCATCCCTGTAAATATGACTCTTGTGTTTAGCGTAGAGCAAGCAATACTTTGTTCCTTAGCAGGGGCTACTTACGTGTCACCCTTTATTGGACGTTTAGACGACAATGGAGTAAGTGGTATTGATTTGATTAGAGATATTAGAGAAGTATTTAATCAGACTAAATCTGAAACACAGATATTAGCTGCAAGTATTAGGGATGCTGAAACTGCATCTTTAGCTTATGTAGCTGGAGCAGATATTTGTACTGTTCCGGTAGGTGTATTTGATGATATGTTCAAGCATTACTTGACCGACGCAGGGCTTCATCAGTTCTTGGTCGATAGTGGACAGGCTTGATAAATTTTGACAAAAATGTGTGAGGGGATATATAGAAGTCGACGGACGCAGGACACCCCCATGGCGGGGTGCTCTTTCTAACGCAGGCAGGCACGCGTTAATTGATCGCGCGAAGCTAGACTATCGCGACATGCGCGAGGTCGGCGGATTGATAGTCCACAGAGAATGTAGTCATAGACTGGGATCCGCTCGCTTCGCTCGCTCCATCACTGCCGGATGTTGAAACATATCGCACGCGCTCTAAACATTCGCGACATACGCGCGGGCGATTAGTGAGAACGCGAGAGGAAAGCGATCTGTAGCCACGCCGAAAGTAACATAAACTACGTAGTAGTATTATGTTAATATTTGCTAACAAAAAGGTACGAAAGTGGATACAATGGGCTATACTGGAAACAGAGGAGAGTTGTTTTACGTTTGTTTATTGATCTCTCTCCCTTTAGGGTGAGAGAGAGATAAATAAACTAAACTACAACTCCCTCCAACCAATCAAATTCACTTTTCAAACTTCAAAATTATGTTCATCATTCCAACCAATCGCACTAGCTCAGCTATCGAGGCTATCGCTGTTAACCCAATTACTGCTACTGCAGTAGTCAGGTTCAAGTCAAACGGTTATGAATACAAGTATTCAAATGTTAGCCGTCGCAAAATCTTTAACCTATTGGTTAACCCTAACATGTCACTCGGTTTCTGGATCCAGTCACTAGTTAGGGACGCAGTCCTTGACTTCGACGGTACCAACAAAACTCGCAAGCTTAGCTATAAGCTAATTGGTGCTACTTACAACAGTAAGCAAGCTTTACAACTAGCTTAAAAGCTAGTGAAAGGCATACCAGATTCACATGAGTTGTAAGTCCTTTGAGCGTCTGGGTTTTAGCTTGCGGTTCGACTCCGCAAGGACGCTTTTAGATACTAACTTCGTTAGCTATCTATTCTGTCCACTATCGTACATTCTGCCAAATGCAAGTACACATTACCAAAAAATCTAGCAATGCTAAAACCGGCAGAATACCGGTTACAACTACGGAGTCAACCTCATGCCCCTCAACTTGTCCTCACATCAATGGAAATTGCTATGCAAAAAGTGGTTTTCATTTGCGTCAGCACTGGCAAAAAGTCACATCCCACCAGAGAGGTGGTTCTTGGTCTGATCTTTGTGACTTCGTCAGAACTCTCAAGCCTAACCAGTTATGGAGACATAACCAAGCTGGAGATCTTCCATACCTACGGTATGAAGATGAAGAGTTAATCACTCTTCCACTACTCAAGGACTTAGTTGAAGCTAACAAGTCCAGTGGCGCCAAGGGTTATACCTACACGCACCACATCCTAAACACACATAATAGTGAGGCTATTAAGTACGCCAACAAAAACGGTTTTACCGTCAACGCCTCATGCGAGAGCATGACACAGGCTGACGACGCAATAGCGCAAGGCTTGCCCGCCGTCTGCGTTGTTGACAATAGTCAACCAGTACCAGCAAGGACGCCAGCAGGAACACGCGTCTTAGTTTGCCCAGCTCAAACCAGCGACACCAACTGCAAGGAATGCGGTATATGTGCCCAATCTAACCGAAAGTGTGTTGTTGCCTTCTTAGCTCATGGCAATAGAGCTAAAAAACTTAATGCCACTCTGTCCACTTTAGTACAAAATTAACTATGGATAATCATGTGTTCATGTGCTACGACGATAGCAACACCAAAGCATCCAAGGATGCCGACCAGACACACGCCACCCTCTTAAACATGGGTTATCGCGTGTTGCATAGCGAAGCCGGTTACAATACAACGCGAATTGAATATGTAAGGTTGTAGTTTAGAAACAATTTAGAAAATTAAATAATCCCGAGATCCCTTTCTATGACTGGGGTCTCGTCGTTTTTTAAAAATTTTCACAATCATTCACAAGCATATGTCACAAGCATCACAAGCATGCTCACAATCATTCACAATCAAGGACGCCACACTCATGACACAATCATTCACAAGCAT